GGTAACGAAGATTTGATACAAATCTGTTCCTGACTTTTGGCTTACGATGACTGTATCGGTTGCCGCAACAGTGTTATTTGTTACCGTAAATGATTGCCAAGAAGTTGTTCCGGCAGCACTAACTAGCGTGATTGCTCCCGTTGGCTTGTCAAGTGTAACGCCAGTTGTGCGAGATGTCGCTTGAGTAACAGTGCCGCCCGTCGATGGCCCATATCCTGACGCGCCAGTATTATCAATATACCAACGCGGATTCCCTTCACCGTCTGATAGAACAACGCGATTGTCTAAGGTGCGGATGTCGAGGCCACCTTGGTTGCCGTTGTAAGGGCCAAGAATAGTGTTCTTGGAGCCGGTGGTAATAAGTCCACCAGAACCCTGATTGACCTGCCCCGCCGCGCCAACAAAGGTGTTAAATGTGCCAGTGGTAAGCGAAGCCCCTGCGCTCGTTCCAATAACGGTGTTGTTACCTCCAGTGATGCTTGATCCAGCGCCTTGACCAGCGAACGCGCCAATGAAAATGTTGTAGTTGCCCGTGGTGTTTGCCAGAGCCGCTTGGTATCCAAATGCAACCCCGCCAGTAGCAGTTGTATTACTGTACCCCGCCTGATAACCTACAGCGGTGTTGTTGGAGGCGGTGGTGTTGGAGTAGAGGGATAGGCTACCGAACGAAGTGTTGTTAGCGCCAGTTGTGTTGGCTTGCAACGCCCCATTGCCTACTGCGTTATTGTCAATCCCGGTCGTGTTTGACCGAAGTGGGCCGTAGACAGAAATTTCATCTTGAGAGCCAATGGCAATATTGCGATACCCGGTTGTATTTGCAACCAAGGCGTTTCTGCCAATAGCGATATTGGCGTAGCCTGTCGTATTTGCCGCAAGCGAGTTATATCCAACGGCCGTATTGGAGTCGCCCGTAGTGTTTGCGTAACCAGCAGAGTAGCCAACCGCTGTGTTAAAAAATCCGGTAGTGTTGAGGGCTAAGGCACTATTACCCACCGCAGTGTTGGTGGCCACAGCACCTGCACCACGGCCTACGGAAACACCATTTACGCCAAGGATTGCACCATCAAACGTCAGCGCACTCCCCGTGGTCAGGACTTTGGAGGCGTTGAGGTACGGCACACCATTAGCAGTGCCTGCCGACAGCGTAAGCGCAGCCGAAAACGCAATATCCCTCGGCACAACGTAGGTGTCGCCTGACTGTGCAGCTTGGATCTGGGGGACTGCTGTGTTGAGCAACAGGACTTCGTATGCGGCCATGATTTACCTCAGATTGGGTAATACTCGGTTCCATCGCTGGTCTTAGCAGACGATGCAACCGTGTAGTCAACACCGGATGAATCTCTCACCGGCAGACCGATTGAATAGTTATTCCCGGATGAATCCTTCACCACAAACGGCGCGCCAGGAACCGGAATATAGCCACCCATCGACCTAAGATTAGGCAGCTTGAGATTGAGTCCGAGCAGCATTAGATCAGCCCAACAATGTTGCTGGCAGTCGTTCCGGTAGACCAGACTCGCTTTGCCATGACAGGCAGGATGACGCCAGCAGGTACGTTGTTAAACGTCACCGCTCCGCCACCCGTGTCGCTGATCCGCAGATTGCCTGATCCGCCAATGTACAGCGCACGAACAGGCTGCACCAGATCAGAGTCAGCAGGAGTGATTGCAATGCAGTTGACAGCGCAACTGTCCGGTGTAGTAGAAAAAGGAGCAGCCATGATTTAACTCCAAACTTTGATTGCTAACTGAGATTTTGCCACAAATTTGAACCAGATGGTTGCTCTGTCCATGTGTTTACGCTTGAAGCGTTGTCAGTCCAAGCAATTGAGCCATTGACTTGATTTGTCCAAATGTTACCGCTTGGCATTTCATCTGTCCAAACATTAAATTCAGAACTATCAATCGACCAAACACCAAGCACAGACACCACACCAATACTACCGACAAGACTTAAACCAGTTACATCAAGATAGTTGTTGCTCTCAAGCGTTACAGTACCAAGAGCAGTGGTTCCTTGAACACCAGTAACAGGGACGACAACAAGGACAGTGACTGTGCCAGTTTGACCTGTCGCAAAAACACCTGTCAGACTTACGTTAGCATCACCAGAGACAACTACAAAACCAGTTTGCCCTGTAGCAAAAACACCAGTAGAAATTACAACAATCTCATCAACCGGTACGGTAACATTACCAACCTGACCAGATGAAGAAACTCCGGTAATCAATACATTTGCTTCACCAACAACAGTAACAGAACCAGTAAACGCTGTTGCTAATACACCAGAAACCTGAACGCGAGTTGCATCATCCAGAATCCCTGAAAACGGAACTTCAGATAATGCGTAAAAACCAAACATTAAACGCCCTGCGGTTTAGTTAATAGCGCAATCAAAACCTCTTTCTGCTCGATTGTCAGATTGCCGAGCAGGTCTTCAGGCTCAGACGCAATAGGCTCAGGTGCTGGCTCAAGCGTCCATACTTGCCGCCAAACTCCATGCTCATCCTGCTGCGGATCTTGTTCAACAGCAATCATGCCGGATGACCTGGGCATCTCTGTTGGTATCACCAACGGAATGCCAGCTTCTTCCAGAGCAGCAAGATTGACGTTTTGCGGGATCGACCCATCAAGGTTTAACAAGAATTGTTTTCGCATGACAACTTTTAGAAGAACGTGATAACGATGACATACCCATTTGCGCCATTGCCACCAGCACCGCTGTTGGTGCTACTACCACCAGCACCGCCGCCGCCGCCACCGCCACCTGGGAATCCTCCAGCACCACCAGCACCAGCAGCACCGGCAGAATTCGATGATCCTCCACCACCACCGGAACCACCAAAAAAATACGTCGTTGTCGCGCCACCAGCGCCACCAGCACCGCCAGAAGATCCGGCAGTCCCGCCACCACCAGTCGTCGCTGTTGAACTGGAATTGATTGAACCACCTAAACCGCCAGCACTACCAGAGTTTTGGTTCGTATTTCCAGCACCATTTCCAGCACCGCCACCACCACCACCTGATCCGTATGCGGCTCTGCTGCCAGCAACTCCATTTGTCGCGTTTCCATTACCACCAGAATTCCCGTAAGAAGTAGATCCCGTCGCATACACATTCAAGTTGCCGCCACCAGCGCCACCAGTACCTGCCGATGTTCCACCGCCAGTACCACCATCACCATTTCTGGCTACAACCCAACTACCAAAACTTGAGTTATTCCCAGGATTTCCTGATTGACCACTTGTGTCGTCAGTGGTTCTGGCTGCGCCGCCTGTCCCGCCTCCACCAACCGTCACAGTCTCTGTTGATCCGAGCAGTGATGCAGCAATGAACAGATCAGTTCGACCACCTGGGCCACCACCACCACCACCACTGCAACCAGAAACACCTGCGTTCGCAGTGCCTCGCCTCCTGCCAGCGCCACCACCCCCGCCACCACCAAACACAACCACATAGACCATTTTGGCCCCGGCTGGCTTAGTCCAGTTTGATGTGCCAACGCTAGTGAAGTCTTGAATGTTTGCACTGGAGCTGCCGGTAGCCCATGACGTATTCGTCCCATCGGTAGTTAGAAATTTCCCGCTGTTGCTAGTCTGGTTTGGTAGTAGTGCATTGATGGCAGCGTTAGCAGTAGACTGTCCTGTGCCTCCGTTTGCGATTGCAAGCGTTGCAGATGTTGCTGGCACAACACTAGACCCATCTACATAAACAGATCGCTCTGCCGGATAGGTGACAAAAACATCTTTGCTACCCGATCCCCAATTGACAGCAGATCCAGCGTTGCTGGACTCAAGAATTGTATCTCGGCTAAGAGTCGTGCCAGACGCTGTGTATGTCCCGATACCAACTTCCCAGTCAGTTCCATTAGTGACCGTGTAATAGGTCGTGTTGCCATTGCCAACAACGGAAAACGACTGGTAGCCGGTAACAGCACCAGCGAGCGTATAAGTGCCAGTGCTGGTTGTGGTCGTAGTTTCCTTTACGCGATCTTTTAGGACAAGTGCCATGACTTACCCTTAAGCAATCCTGATGATCGCGTTAGACGCATCAGCAACCGGGAACTGAACAACAAAGTTGCCGTTTGTACTAGTTTTGTCAGCACCAAAATCCAGAACAGCAATCGCTCGATTGGACTTGCTGCTGTTGTAGATCAATGCACCTCTTGCCGTGAATGATGCACTCGCCCAAGTGCTGTCTGAGAAATCTACAAACGCAGTTGTGCCGCTAGAAGAGATTGCAGCCCCTGTGAGCGTGTTTCCTCCGGTAGTGTACCCGTTACCATTAGCAACCTCATTCGTGCTGCTGTAGGTCGTTGTAGCGGCATCCAGAGACGCTGAAGAGGTGTACAGCGCGATCTTGATCGTATCAGTGTCGAGATCGTGCGTACCACCAAGGATCTCACCCTTAAAACTGGTGCAAAGTGCTTGCGTAATAGCCATGTTTACCTCTTCTGAACCGTCATCACCATCGGATTGCCGCTGTACTCTGCTTGCTCATCCGACACAGTAAGATCCTGCATCGACCGTTGGAACATTGCCGCCCAGGTCTGCAATCGAGCATCATTCATCAGATATGGCTCTGCTTCTGTCAGCGCACCATAAAGCAGAAGATCGGGACAAACACTCGTAAATGTGTTCGTGCTTGTGCTATCACTCAAAAACGTCGGCGCAGCGTAATACAACATCCAAAGCGTGTAATTGCTATCCGCAACAGGAGCAAACTGCATCTCCTCTGACAGGATGGTGTAGGCAACAGGCTTACCACTCTCAGTCACCCGCGCATTCCTGGTGAACGAAGCAGGAGACAGGTATCCGATGGGGATCTCTGGATTGCCATCCAGATACAGGTTCCGCATCTGGAGGAAGTCGCTTGGCAGACCGACAGTGCTGTCACCACCAGTCATCGTCGTGCTAGACAGCTTCAACATCTCTCGGATACGAAGCTGCCTCCGCAGACGGATCTCAGCCAGCCGGATGAAGTCAGGGATCTGGTTAGTGAGATCGCTTCTTGCGAGATAGTTTGCGACTGCTGTTTTCAGGTCGCTGTAAGTTGCTAGGGCCATGCTTTACGTCATCCCATCCAAAGGTCTTGACGCCAATGTGTCCGATGTGCATTGACAGTTCATGGTCAACAAACACCGGAATGTCATTCTCCATGCACCGGACGCAGAACGTAACATCCTCACCGATGACATTGCCGTGATCAGTCCAGATGACATCAAACCACGGTCTAGGGATCTTCTCAAAAACTTCCCTGTTGACAAGTGTAACCGCAAAACCCACTGCGGTCACCTGTTCTACACCCTTCTTCCCCCTGCTTTCAACCTTGTGCCAGACCTGTTTCGGCTCTCCTGGCTTACCGTTGAGCATCTCCCGCTCAATCTTAAGGTTCAACGCAGTCGGCAGAATCGGCTCTCTGCGCGTTGTAGCGTTCACACCGCAGATCGGTACTTGCCTAGCTTGCAGGATCTCCAGCGTATCAGCAGGGAACCGCTGATCAGAGTCAATCCACAGAACTTGGTCTGCACCCCATTCCAGAGCTTCCTGCGCCAGTTTCTCACGCTGAGTGAAGATCAGCGTTCCTGGCATCTGCAATAGTTGTATTTCGTTCTGACCCCGTTTTGCCTCGTATCCGACCAGTCTTGCAAGGTCAAAACAGAATCCGCTCATCACCTCGTCCCGACATGGGACACAGATTGCAACCTTCATGCTCCTCCTTAAACGCTTCCTGGGTAAGTCCTCCAGACTCGGTTATCAGGGTCGTTCAACCAAGCCTTAAATCGTTTTTCGTCTGTCACCATGAATCCACGCATGATGCCCATCTTGTTGAGGACATCGATCACCGTGTTTGGAATCCTGGCAACATGGGTCAACACATCGTCAACCTTCTTGGTTGCAGCGTTGACCTGTTGTTTGTTTGCTTCCACGATCTCAGACACATCCTGCTTTGTGGTCAGGATGACTTGATCGTCTTGCAACGTCGCTACCGTGTAGCGTGTATCGCTAATGCTGAATAAGTCTTTCATGCAAAAAGAGGGAGCAGGTTTCCCCACTCCCTCCCATCAGTCATTACTGATTACAGAGCCGGATTAAGATCGAAGCACCCGCCATGCGCTGCCTCGTTCCGCATCTCCAGCGTGAACTCAGCGAGAAGCTGGGTCTTCTCAGCATCGCCGGTCTTCGCCAAATCGTTCGTCGCAAACGGACGCAGATACGCAATCGCAGCGTATTCCGGATCGAGCAGCAGTGCATCCCGAGTACGCATGAAGCGATCCGGGGTGACCGACAGCGTACCAAAGTCGCTCATGTAGACATCAGCAGCACCGATGATGGTCGTCGGCTGGTCGCCTGGGGCCATGTAACGCTGTGCAGCGATACCAGCGAAACTCGACACCTTCTGCTTCAGACCACTGTTGACCACCAGCAGTTTCGGATTGCCACCCGAAACAAACACCTCGGCAACAACATCTTTCAGCAGCGTCTCGGTGAAGGTACGGGTAGCACCATCCGAGCGAGTCGAAACACCAATCGTCGTGGGATCAGTGCCAGACGTACCCGCGGAAGTGTTGGTCTTCAGCCAGGACAGGATCGCACCGAGTTTCCGAGCAGAAGACGATGAACCAGCAGTCTGCCCTTGGTTGGCAGTGATGATGGTTTCCATGTCACGCTTAAGCTCAGACGCAGCCTTGGAAAGCTGATACGCCTTCTCCGACTTCCGGCCAGCCTTGTTAACGGCTTCCAGCGTGTTGGAGATGCTGATCGTCTTTTGAACGATCTGCGTATAGTTGCCAAGACGAACAGTAGGACTGATCGTGGTAGCAACAGCATCAGCGCCCTCAACCGCAGCGTTTGCAGTCGTAGCAGCAGCAAGCGAATCACTCTGCCACTCGTGATAAACGGCAGTCGCTTTGGTGCGAGCCAGGGTGGACAGGATCGGGGTTTCGGTCGGACTAATGTCGTAGATGACATCAATCAGGTCTTCGCGCATACCGATTGCGCTGTGTGCGGTAAAAGTGCTCATTTCAAAATCCTTACAGGAATCGTTCAAAAATGGCAGCAGCGTCTCGCGCTTTGCCGGTCTTTTTCAGGACTTTGCGCTGATCACGGATTGACTGCTCTTCTGTGTTCACCGGCC